TCTCTGGTCCTCGGAACGTCTTCGGGTATTCATGCTTGGCATAATGATTATTATGTCCGTAGGATGCGCGTAGGGAAAAACGAGGCTATATATGATTATCTTTTATCTAATCATAATGATTTGATTGAAGATGAATACTTCAGACCACACGATACTGCTGTTATTTCCATACCACAGAAATCTCCTGAAGGTTCAATACTTAGAACTGAATCTCCATTTGATACTCTTGAAAGGGTTAAGCGTGTTGCACAAGAGTGGATACGACCTGGTCATAGAAAAGGTAGTAATACACACAATGTGTCAGCAACTATATCTTTAAAAGAGAATGAATGGAAAAAAGCAGGAGAATGGATGTGGGAAAATAGAGAATATTACAATGGGTTATCTGTGTTACCATATGATGGTGGTACATATACACAAGCTCCGTTTGAGGACATTGACGAAGCGAAATATAATAAAATGTCTAAAGTATTATCTAACGTAGATTTAACGAAAGTTATTGAAGCTGAAGATAACACAGACCTATCAGGCGAGTTAGCTTGTGCTGGTGGTGCCTGTGAAATTGTTTAATTTAATAAAATATAAAATATGAGTTTAGAAGAATTAATAGATTTAATGCAAGATGAAATGCACGATGCACATCAAGAAATAGAAAAGTTTGTGAATGGAAATAAATCCGCAGGAACTAGAGCTAGGAAGAGTATGCAGTTAATTAAAGAAACCGCACAAAATGTGAGGAAACATATTCAAGAGATTAAGAATAATTCTTAAAATTATAAGGCCGATCGCAGCTTTAAGGTAGCGTAAGTATTTTAACGCTACGTCGACCTTATAAATTAATAAAGGGGGGTAACGAGAGTTACTCCCTTTTTTTTATTCCTATTTAAAAGTCTTTAAATTTCCCTAGTGTCTTTTTTCCAACATTCATTAATTTTTCTAACCAAGGTGATGTGCCATCAGGTGGAACTATCAAGTCTAGTAAATCTTCTTTTGAAAGCCCCATTTTTTCTCTATATTTTTTTAGCTCGCTAGTATCTAAATTTTTTAGTATTTTAAAATTCTCTGCTGGAGTATTATCTACACTAAACTCAGAAGCTAAATCTTTTGTGAGATTCAAAAACCCATCGTATTCTTTTTCATTTAAACTATCTAATCTTTCTATAACTTCACTAACGTTTTTAATTAAATCAAAATTACCATCTTTCTTTATGTTATTCAACATCTGATTACCAACATTAACTTGTAGATTTGGTGCACCATATATCTCTTCGTGACTAACCTTTGAACCATCAGGGTTCACAAATGTTCTTGTTGCTTGTGTTCTAGCTGTAGCCGATCTATATCTACCAACATCTCTTAAAATACGTTTTATTGAAGAATCAACATAATCAGGGTTTCCACCGGTTTGCTCTATAACATCATCTAAATCTTCTTTATATTTTTTATCAATCTTTGTTCTCTCTGGACGGTTCCACTCAACATTGTAACCCTCTTGTAATTTACCACTTGATATAGCTTCTAACACAGGGCTATCTTCTTCATCTGTTGTTACAGCTGCCATGAAAGGACTATTTTTTCTCTTTATTCCCATTTTCTATATTATTATATAGTTAATACCTAATTTGAAATCGTGCCATTGACGATTCCAGTATTTATTATATTTGCCTTCTAGAAATACTCCTAGGTTTTTATTAAATTTCCAACCAAAGATTAATCCACCTGAATAATCTAACCATTGTCCATCATTAAATTTATGATAAGAGAATTCTCCATCAGTATCTAAATGATATGGCATTAAATTACCCCATGAATGCAACCATAATTTATCTTCATAATGATAGTAATCAAATCCTATAACGATTGAATATTCTAATTTAGATGATAAAGCATCTCTTTCTTGCTCTACGTAATCAGCTAATATTTCTGGCACAACAACAGCCTCCCAAACCTCATTGTTCTCAGCAACAACATTGCTATTTGGATTTAAGTATTGAATACCACTTTCTCCAAAATCAATTGAATAACCTTGCTCAATAGCTAACTGTGTATAATGTAGATTTCCATCTGATAATAACCATTCTTCTAAGGGATCATAACCATACGGTTCTGATAATCTTTGTACAGTTCCTACGTTTAAAGAAAGTTTGTCACCTATCTTTTGTCTATATCTTTGTGATGCTTCAAAATACTGTATATCAGCAAATCCATCTTCTAAATATTCTACCTTAGCTATCCATCTATCAGCAACATATCTTAAGAAGTGGTGTTGATCTAAATAGCTATTCCCCTGTTGTCTTTTGTAATCAGTTTCAAATAAGAACTCGAAACCCTTTATCTTACCAATCGTTGCTGCGTCTGAATAAGTGTCTTCTGTTCCATCATAAAATGTATTAGCTCTATTTTCATATCCAAATCTAGCGATTTTTCTTAAACCTAATGAAATAGAATAATCAAAAGGTGTTTTCACTGTAGATGTTTCTAAACCATCAGTGATTGAATAAGTATCAATATCTGATATAGATGTACCACCATTAAATGCGGCATAGAACGTTGAAAACTTAAATACTTTTTTAATTTCTTGTCCATTACATGAGCTAGCTCCAAGTAGGAACATCGCTAACATTATTAGAACATATATATAATTTGATATTTCTTTTTGTTGTATCATTGCTTAATTATTTTTTTAATATACTGTTTGCCATTTATCTCTACAATTAAATTGTACATACCTGGAGGTTTACTTGATAAATTTATTTCACTTATATTTTCACCACTCGTTATTATACCGCCTTTCATATCAATCATTTTAATAAAAGTATTTAATCTTGTAGATATTTCAATAACACCTGTTGTTGGGTTTGGGTGTACCACAACACCTAATGCGTCAAGTTCATCTATAGATATTGGCCACCCAAACGCACAGTAATTATATAGATCTTGACACGAGTTATCCCAATTATTATTGCAACAATATGAGTCAGCATCGATTACCCAAGCATAACAACCATCATTTAACCAATAAGGATTACCCGGTCCGCCATAGCATCCAGCATCATATAAACACGCATCTGGATTACTAACGTTTGCTAATGGATTATAATTATAAGCTGTGTTGTCCATGCAGTCTTCAACAATAGTTATACAACCACCATCATCATAACACGCTAACTCATTATAATTTAAAGCCGTACTATCCATACATCCCCCTATGTAGCAACAAGAATTGTCTAGTGTGTTAGCTAGTGGATCATAGTTTAATGCTTCAGAATCAGTGCAACCATATAAAAACTCAACACATGTACCGTTCTCAGTATTAGCAAGAGCATTATAATTAAACATGGTATCATCCATACAACCATAAATAAACGGTATACAATTACCATTATCTGTATTTGCGGTTGAGTCATAATTAAACATAGTAGAATCCATACATCCTAGTACTACATCAACACAACTACCATCATCTACATTCGCATCTGAATTGTAGTTAAATGCGTTCTCTTCCATACATCCCTCAACTATTTCAATACATGAGCCATTATCTGTATTAGCGGTGGAATCATAATTTAAGGCTTCTTCATTAGTGCAACCATACATGATCGCTACACAACTACCATCATCATCTGTAGCTTCTGGATTATAATTTATTGAAGCTATAGTAGTACAACCCAGAATCTCTTCCTCATCACACACTCCATCCGCATCAGTATCATTAAGACATATATCACTACAATCATAATAGTCATCAGGATATGTACACCCTCCACTGTCTGCGTTAGCATTAGAATCATAATTGCAGGCATCAACGTCGGTGCAGCCTAAGTATATACAATCACCACCATCTGTGTTAGCGCTTTCATTATAGTTCCAGGCTATTTCATCCATACAACCAACAACAACTGCTACACAACTACTGTCATCTACATTAGCACTCTCGTCGTAGTTAAAAGCTAAATCATTAGTGCATCCTTCAACAATAGCAATACAGCTTCCATTATCAGTGTTAGCTGTTTCATCGTAGTTTAAAGCTGCTGAATCTAAACAACCTTCTATAGTTGGTGCACACAGTGTTCCACAGAATGGTAAAGCTTCATACGTTTGGAAAAATGGTGGCTCAAATGGTTGAAGTGCTCCTTGACCGTTATCCGCAAATGGATTCCAACCTTCGTGTAGCAATATATTTCCGTTAGAGTTTGTTAGTTTAAATGAGTTATGTAGTGTTTGAAAAGCTACCTCATCTGGCGGTGTTTGCATACCACCTACTTCAAAATAAAATATCTTTACAGGTTTGTCTGTTTCTAACCATATAGGGAAAGTTTGCTCATATTGACCTGGACCCATAGTGAAAGACCATTGATTATCTCCCTGTATAACACCTAAAAATGAATTACCCCAACCATCAGCTCCAGCATCACCAATCCATAATTCGTAATTACAATTAGAATATATTTCCATTTGTGTTGCTAGTGTGTCATAATTAAATGCTGTTGGGTCAATACAACCAAATAAATGCTCAGTTAAACATGTTCCATCATCAACCGTATACCATGGAGCAAATTCTTGATAAAGAGGATTTGTACAGCCAGATAAATCTTCTGTTTCACATATAGTAGATGTTTGCCAACCTGAGTAAGCTACATCCCCAAATCCAACCCCTACGGAATCTTGAGAAGCGTTAAGCCAATCTCCATTTGATAATTGAGTTATTGTATCTCCATCACACCCTCTGATGACAACGTCACCATCCATGCTTCCACCAGAAGTAGAACCCGCTAAACCGTCTCCGAATGTATCTGATATAATAAATTCAAAACCAGCTTCCATAACACAGTATGAGTATGAGAATGTTTGACCTATATCTTGGTAGTTATAATCTCCGCTAGCGTGTTCGTCGATTACACCACCACTAACAATAGACCACCCTGTTTCACCAGGCCAATTATCTAAAGTTATATCTACTGTTATAGAAGTATAACCATCACCACAGGTAGCGACATCACATGAACCATCATCTATGTTGGCCCATGGATTATAATTTAAGGCACTCTCATCAGTGCAACCTTGCGTACAATAATCTGGAGTGTAAAATAATGTATCTGAAACAGTGCTGTCAGCAGTTACAGCTACAAAATAAAATTCTTCTTCCCAGTTTGGTGGCATTTGACCGTTACCAGCAAATGCTCCCCAAGTACCGTTAGGTATATTAACATTAAAAGTGTAAGCATTAGTATTATTTGTGCTGCCATAGGTTATTTGATTTACAACACAATTAGGGTTTTCAGAAACATCCCAGTTATAATAAAGAAGGGCTGAACCACCTTGACAAGTTTGTTCTACATAAAGGTTTCCAAAACCAGAACAAGGAGGATATTCACATAGTGCTAAGTCATTGACATCAGCATCTGGATTGTAGTTGAGCGCTGATTCATTCATGCAACCAATAACTGGTGGATCCGGCGGAGCGCACGGCGCTATAGTTAATGATTCAATTAAACCTAAACCATAATCCCCAGAAACATAAAACAATGTATCTTGACACGCGTTTGATATCAAACAATAACCATCTTCAGGCCATGTCAACCCATCACCGTATGAATCCATTAATTCAAAAGTGTATGTTGCTGAATCTAACTCTAGAAAGTGATATGCACTTGGTTGTTGATTTTCATAATATCCCTCTTCAAATGAAATAGTATCTTCCGCATTATACAGGCTCCATGAAACTTCGCTAGCATAATTATCAAATTGAAATTCTACTTCCACCCATGAGTCTTGAGATATTAAAACCAATGGTAATAATAGTATTGTTAAAAATCTTTTCATATTATTTTATTTTAAAATATATTCTTCTATTCATAATTGACAACCCATCTGGCTGTGTGTGATATCTTCTACCGTATATATCAATATACACTTCATCTAATTCTTTTGTGTTGTTTTCTTTTATAGATGTCCAGTTTACAAATTTAGGATCGTCATATATAAAACCTATAGAATCCAAATGTTCTTGACAAGAACTTCCATAAAAAAAAGTCCAAGCACCTATACTACCTGGTGTCGATGCTATTTGGCAACAGCATTCATAGGTATCTAATAAGTATAATAAGACGTCTCCGCTTTCCTCATCATAGAAAGCATTTACCAATCCTTCACTTGGGTTCATACAGTCAGCGAAATTTCCATTCCAAGTCCATTGAGCTAAATGATCTTCGATAGTCTCTGCTGTGTCACAAAATTTAGTACTCCAATATATAGAGTCCGCTGTTTCAGGCATTTGGGCAAATGTAAAGTAATTTACAATAGTAAATAGTAGTAATAGTTTTTTCATAGTATTAAATTTTAGTTAAAAGTCACTCATCAATATGTTGTCAACAACCGCTTGAACATCTTTCTTTGTTGCTTTCATGGAAAAAGATATATCTGCTTGAAACCTTTTTACCTCTTTGCCATTAAAAACAATAATAGTAGGTACGACAACTATCTCGTACTTGCTTTGAGCTTCGGTGTCAGTTGCTATGTCTATATTTAACGTGCCACAATCGGTTAATTTTTCCAACCAATCTACACTGTTAGCTTCATTCCAACCAGCATTAAATTGTATAACACAAACATCTTCATTACATTCATTTTGTGAAAATAATAGGAATGGAAATAATAATAGTAATAATAGTTTTTTCATATTTATTTTAATTTATCTATTTTTTCTTCTATACGATCTAAATCATCTTTAATCTCCTCAACATCTTTCTGTGTGTTTTCTATCGTTAATCGAATGTTTTTATCTTTCATATCAAACTCCATTCTAGTAACATCTGGAGGTGGAGCTACTGGTAGTTCTTTCGCTTCAGCTATATCAGCTTGCAACATAAACCACATTGAAATTATAGTTGCCATACCAAAACCTATACCGGCTAAGGTTTTTACACTAATCTTAAAAGTTGAATCTTCATTTAATTCCTTTGCCATTGTTTTCTTTTTTTGCGAATTTTTCTACACCACTAATCCCAAAACATCCAAGCACCACCCAAACAAATGAGTCGTATACAAATTCATTTATTACTAAATCTTTACCTACCCAGCCAGTTGCTAGATCAGCAACCATTATCAAACACATGACAGTGAACGCAACAAATCCTATTATAGATTTTTCATTCCAATCATTGTTATCTTTAAATATATTCATATCATTATTTTTTTTTAATCCCCAAATGGAACGTCTTCGTTTAAATCTTGTGCATCTATTTTTTCTTTCTTCTTTTTCTTTTTCCCACCATAGTATTCAACAGCGTGACCCTCTTCAACTAGTTGGTCATTGATATTCATTTGACCAACATGTAGAGTTCCTAGCACTCTACCGAATTTCCCTACCTCTCTACTCTCTAAGATAAACTCTCCACTACCAAGCAACTCTATTAATCTATTCTTAGCAGCTAACCCTCTTTTCTTTTCCTCCAGATCTCTAGTTCTAGATTCAGGTGTGTCAATGCCAGTTAACCTTATTCTTTTGTGTATAGTAATATCAAATCCAAGATTTATATTAGCATCGATAGTATCACCATCAACCACTCTGTCTAGTTTAGCTTTATATATATACATTATACACTCTTATATGTTATTGTTACTTTTTCTCCACTTTCAATAGCCTTCGCTATCTTAGGATAAATTCTTTTATATGCTTGAGTCGATTTTCCTATAAAACCGTTCGTCGTGATTTGGTTGTTTTCTTGAGAGTCTCCGACGAGCAAACAGCCCGCTGTATGTTCATCAGTGTTTCCACAATGAATAAGAATGTACTCAAAGTTAGGAACGTTAAGCACGTGAAGCATACCAATATGAATATCAGAAAACCTCTTAGAATATTTAGCATTGTATCCGCCCTCCTTCCTAAGACCAAGCTTATATGTCCCGTCAGGTATTCTTGTTTCGCCAAATACTTTTTTATCTCGCTGTTCATCTTCTAGTGTGTACGCTAAAAATTTACGTTTACATCTAAACCCCTCTCCATGTGGGTTTGGTGATGTCTTATCTATTTCTAATAATATTCCATTGGTACTATCAGTACCACTAGAGAATCTAATTACTTCTAATTCCATTTATTTAATATTAAGATATTGTTACTGTTAATGCGGGTGATGTCCCTGTGTTATATAGTTTTAAACCATACAGAGTTGAATCAAATGCTATATTGTCAGTTAAAACTAGCGTTGTTCCTTTAGGTATGTTTACATTTTTAATTATGTAAAAATCAACATCTGAAGCGTCTTCTAAAAATAAATTCACTGTCGCGCCATCGGCGTGATCGCTGAAATTAGCAATAGATATTTTTTTTATTCTTCCACCATTCCCTGTAAATTCATCGCCTAAAGCTATTAGTGGTGTCTCTGTTGGTGATGATGTTATGTTAGTACGTATTATTGACATATTATATTCCGTTTACTTTTTCTATACTAGCTGTTGCTACTCCGTTTATTTTACCTATATTTGCTGACGCTACTCCGTTTACGTTATTTGCATATCCTGTTGCTGCCAACGTGTAGTCTATGTGTGGATCAAGACTTGTGCCATAATAGTTCGCTTGATAACCACCACAATTTAAGAATACATTAGATGTTAACGCGCTATTTAAATAATCATTAGTATAATCCATGAAGCAAACTATAACAACATTATTATTTTTCATGTCAGTTAGTAGATCACTTGTTGCTGTAAAATCATTCCAACTAGATGTCGTCCAGTTTGTTGTGGTTTTTTGAGCTCCATAAACCGTAGCACTACCAGCTAAACTACTACCAGCTGACCAACCCGATATAGCATCAAAATCACCAGTAGCCAATGCGGTTCCACCATCACCACCGAATGCTGTACTTTTAACAGCTATAACACTTCCATCGTTCCCATTATATCCACGTATACTCAACTCAGCTGAAGCTACTGTTCCTGTTATGCCTGATGTATCAAAAACTATAAAGCTTCTATATACACCATACACGGAACCACCTCCTCTACCAGCAGCCTTATAAACCTGAGTGAAAGCTGTATTTCGCTGAACGTAAAGGTTTACACTTGCTGATGTAGCATCCCTAGCGTTAGCCCATGATGTTTGGTTAATTTTGTACATTTGCCCATCATTCGTCGTCCCACTACTGCTCGCATATATTACTGGCATTAGAATTGTTTTTTAGGTAGATAGTATGTATCAGAATTGAAATATACATTATCTACTGGGTTAACACTAATAGCTTTATATATTGTTCCGTCTATGAAAAACACATCGTCTTTATCTGTAAAATTATTCCACCAAGTTGCTTTACCTCCTGATTTCATTAACGTTGGTAAAACAGTGGTAAAATTATTCACGTTTTCATCAGCCCAAGTATCATAAAATAATCCATCATAAGTAGATAGAGAATCCTTTATATCATACCAATCACCTTCAATAATAATTACGTTTGGTTTATCTTGTGCCCATTCTTTTAGTTTCTCTATTATTTGTGGATGGCTCTCTACTATAGTATGAGAATTAATATCATTAGCTTGAATATGATCAGCTGATATCCCCATGCCAAATCCTATCTCTAATATATCACCTCCATTCTCACAAATATAATCTGCCGATGTTTTCATTATATCGTCCTCCCAGTCCATCATTACTTCAAAAGTTAATGATTCATCTGTGTAATAGATTTTGTTATCTTCAAATATTAATGTTTTATCTATATAACTCATGTTACGCTAGTTGTATATAT